GTTTTTTTTTTTTTTTTAGTACGGGATCTTAATTCACGCCCTCACAAAGAGGCTACAGGGGAATATTTATAGAGCGCCTGTTACGCTCCGCGCTGCTATCTTTAAAGAGCGTGCGCTAACGCTCCACAGTCGGTCACCGAACTAGAACAGAAATCAATTGGCGTTGCCGCCGCCCGCGGTCCTTCCGGGGCAGTTAATGCGGTTGATAGGTCCGTAGAGAAGCGTCATGACATCAACGTCTACGACGAGGGGCCGGTCGGCGACGGATCGGCGGTTCCTCATCGTGGTGATCGTCGCCGCCCCCAAACGCGCCCGAGATGCCACCAGTGATCGCTCCAAGAGGGCCGCCCGAGAGGAAGCCGCGGGCGGCACCCCCTAAAGCGTTCATTGCGGTGGACCAAAAGTCCTCGGCGCGGGCACCGACGCGACGTTTGATTAAAGCCCCGGTAGCGGCCTCAGCCACCCGCCCGAAGCGCTTGGAGTTGAAACTCTCGCCGGTTGGCTGAGGAGATAGCGGGCTAGCCGAGGGTGTGATGGTTCGGTCGCCTGCCGCCTGAAGCATAACTGGTTTGAGGTCAGCCAGTACTGCACTGGCGGCGTAGATGCGATCCATGGCTAGAGAGGATGGAAGCTGTACCGCCGTCTCTACACCAGCAGGGGCGTTCTTGTCCGCGATGTACTCACCATTCATCGCATAGTCTACCTCAAAGACCGTGCCAGGCGTGATGCCGAAAGCCGCCACCACCAGCAGCGTCGTCTGGTCAGCGTTGAGTTGATCCGGGCTTGCCGACAATGCTGTCGCGGTGTCATTCGCATTGGTCGCTGTGGGACCATACGGGGCTATGTAGTATCGGGTCGGAAAAGCGCTCCCCGCCTTGGGGAAACGACGACCTGTGAACCCCGGCACGACGGGGACTGCGAGTGCGCCGTGCTGCCCCGGAGCGGGGAGAAAAGATGATGACATCATGAACTTTTCTGGACCGTCGGGTGTAGCAAAGAAGGTCTTAGATCCGGATGTGCGAACGGCCTCGGCTGAAACGTGGGACGCGCGACCCAACCGCTCCAGAACGACAAAGTCCTGCTCAGACACAGGTACGTCTGCTTGGTCGTAGCGGACCTGGGCAAAGTAGATCTTGCCGGACGTCATGAACTGACCGACGGGAAGGCCAACCACCCGCACACGAATGCCTGCTGATAGCACCCGATATGCTGACGTCCATGAGGCCAGCTGATACTGCATGTTGCCGAAGTCGTCACCCCAGTCCACCCTGCCCCTATAAAGCGAGCCACCATCAATGGTGCCACCGTCTGTGGTGGAGGAATCGAAACACAGACCTGAGTGAATGTTACCAGGGTTGTAATCATAGACTGGGGCACTGGACACGGGCGGCCCACCACCAGCATGATCAAAGTTGAATCGCGGTTCATCATTGGCCGGGAGGTCTGGGTTCGCCTGGGAAAGCCGAGTGTGCATTGCCCAGAGCATTGCCGGAGTGGTATAATGGTTGTCCGGAACAGTATAGGTGCGATTAGCCACCAGCTTGAAAGTGGCTGTTGGCACCACGACCGTATCCGGGAGACGCATCTCCCCCGGTCCCCAGGGGTTGACCAAGGAGTCAACGTATCCCTTCACCACCGTATCGACGTTGGCAGACAGAGCTGTCGCCGACCCGAGATAGTCGCTCGGAGGGGCGGGAACGCCCACTAAATCCTCCGAGCGTCTAAGGGCTGAGGTGGGGGCCTTCTCATGCGCGATGGACTTTGAGACCCCCTTCGCGGACTCCATGCGAGGATCGCGGTTATGAAGACAGCGAGAAGTCTCCAAAATAAGAGCGGGGGGGCCAGAGCGCGAGCGTTGCAGAGTCGACGAAGGTCGGCCTAGAAACGGAATTCGGAAAGAAGACGAATCGCTCTTTTCGATGCCCTCACCGCTCATCTTCTGGAAATCACCTGACTTCTTCGTGCGGAGCGCGAAAAAGTAGTTGCGATCGCTCCCACCGCCCACGTGGACACCGACCAGATGCCCCGACTGGAACACAGGGCTGCCACAGTCCCCAGAAAGGGAGTCGTTCGAGTATGCGATGACATGCTTGCCACGCAGACGAACCAGCTTATGATCGGCGAAAGGCTTCGTGAGGGTCTGGCCAACGGCGACGACTGGGATCTTTGGTGTGTGTTTTGGACGCCAGGAAGATTTGAGCACTGCTGTGCCGGCGGATACGGCCCCAACCCGCCAAGGAGGTCCGGGAGGGTCCGCAGAGACACAGGGCAATGGCTGGTTGCCCTTGCCGTAGTGACGATACTTTACGTCGCCGAAGTGGATATCTCGGGTCTTGTTTGAGGCAGGAAACCAAAGAATTGACTTTTGCTTGCGCCATTCCTCCAGAGTGGCCTCCTCGGCGCCGACAAACCACGGCCAATCAAGAGGTAGTTGGATCCGGTCACCACAGGTAAAAACGTTGGCTGTAATCGTTTGACTCGGTGAGCGGGGGTAACGGATTTGGATGAGTCCCGTTGCAGACAAATCAAAAGATTCAGCTCCGGGGTGATAAATTTCAGAATCAGTTTGGGAATGAGTGATAGTAACGGAAGGTCATGGGTGGTTTCAACATACGGAGGACCCACCCCGGATGTCTACTACGTGTCGCCTCGCCTGATTAAGCGTGCGTTGTGGCCACGTCGCCACCGCCATTGGGCCCGGGCTGGCGATGCTATCGCGCCCACGAGTAGGGAGATCGAGCAGTAAGGCCGCAGCCTACTCGCGTCGCCGGCTTGCTTTGCCCCTCGCGCGCGGGGTCAATGCCGGCGAGTCTGCCAGGCCAAGCTGCTGTAGAATCTCCGAAGCGGCGCGCTCCTCATCTACAGTGCATGACCGCGCCAGATGACCCTCCTTACCACACTTTCGGCATGTGCGGCGCGAGGGACAATCGGCGGCATAATGGCCAGTCTCACCGCATTTGAAACAAGCGTCCTCCTCGGCAGCGAGGGCGACACGTTTAACTGCGGAGCGAGCTGAGCCAAGGGAGAACACGTCATCCGTGGCATCTCCTGATTCAGCATTACTCATAGCGGCATCGTGTAAGCTTTGCCGCTCCCGACGAGGGATTCGGGGCAGAGGCGGAGGCGCCTCAGGTGCACCGAAGGGAATGCCATATATCTGGTAGGAGACCTTCAGAGAAGGCCTAAACACCACGTGTAACTCGGGAAGAATGGACCCGACATAGAAGGGGTTGTCAATGAACCACTGTCGCAATGCCAGAAGTTCCTCGACAGCCACTCCCATGACGGTGGAAAAGTGAGCAATGACAGTGTCATCATCCGCATAATCTCCGTACGGAAAAGGATCGCGAGTGTCGTAGTGGCGGAACCACCACTCATCATTACGGTGAATGTTACGCGATAACAAAGGGTATGCATTGAAGACGGACTGGCAAAACTCTCGAATGATGGGGGTACGTGAGTCGGTTACGTACAGACCTGTCGCAACATTCACCAATGCCTGGGACGTAGACACGTTGCCGGCGCACGAGACAAGGTGAACGTGGGCTAGGAACTCAGAGATGTCCTGAACACTCTCTGGGGTGTTAGAACCTGAGAGGTAAATTCTGCCAAGAAAGCGGCAGGGAGAGTCACTATCGAAGACACGATAAGTGACCTTCATCCCGAAGCGCGCGGCGGTCGCTGGAAGATCCTGCCCGACGAAGGGGGTGATACCATCATCGCCACCGAAGAGACTAGCCTCGATGAACTTGATGGCCTCCTCATGGTTACTATCATTCAATCTGTGGGACACATACTGGACAAACGCTTGGTCAAGGGTGTTGAAAAGGGCTGTCTCATTCACCCCCGTAAACCTAGCACTGCCATAATCAAAGTGTAGACCACAGGTGGTTAGTACGCGCTGCCACTCAGAGTCACTGAGCAGCTTGTCAATTTCCTCAAGGAATTTCAGAAACAGACGGTAGAGAAACTCGCGGTTAAACCACAACCAAAACGGCCCCATAGACGCGTCATATTTGCTGAAGTCAGACTCCATCATCTGAGGAAATCTCATACAGGTCTCATGATAACGTCGGGCAGTAGCCCCGCTACCCAGGCCCCACACCCACCAGGCAAACTTTTGCATGTGATCAGACGCTGGGAGCATAAAGCGCGCTGCCTGATAAAGGCGCTGAGGTGAGACGGTACAAATATTACGTGCTGGCTTGCCAGCTGTAACAGGTTCGCGCTTCGTGAACAAACGTTTTAGGTCTAGGGGTAGGATATCCAAGATGGAGTCCACTGCCATCCGATTGGCCTTCTGGCTAGGCCGATCCATCTGCTGACAGATGCGGTCGTGGTCGCATGGGAG